GACAAAGCAATGGTGTTGAGATTAGCGCAAGAGTTTGGCATCCCCACTGCCACAAAAGCGGGCAAGCCGATGGACAAGGCCGCGCTGAACATCATCAACAAACGCCAGCCCGAAGGACAGAAGTACGCCAGCCTGAGCGAAGTTCCTGCCGACGTGGCAGAGCAGGCGTTCAGGGATCATAAAGCCAAGTATGAGGTAGTCGAGCCGCAACCCGTTGAGGTTGAGCAAGTGGCGCGGGTTGAGGAAACTACGCCAATGGCGCAGACTAAACCGATGTGGGCCGGTGACAAAGTTACAGAGTACAACGGGCAGACGTTCCGTAATGGACGGTTCGGTAACACTAAAGACAAGTGGGCACTTGATATTGACGGAAAGTTATCGAGCGGATACTACGACACGCCAGAGGCCGCGCTTGCCTATAACGCACAGGTCAAGGCGGCGGGCGCAGAAGCACAAGCGGCACACGAATCATGGAATAGCGTAGTCGAACGTATCAAGAGCGGAGAGATTACGGCGAAGAACGCCAGCGAAGCGGATGCAAAGAAACTAACTGGCGGGTATGGGCGCGTCACAAAAACGCAAGGCACATCATTATTGCGTGCATTAGGACTGACCGCCACGGAAGCAAGAAGGGTAATGAACGCAGCGCGGCAAGGTGGAGAATCGTCGGGCGGTGCGACCCTGTTCTATCTTGGCGACGTGTTGGAAGCATACGACAGATTGCATACACCCGCCGCCCCCGCCCCATTACCCGAACTGCCGAAGAAGGCAGAGCCGACCTTCGCCAAGATGAAGTCCGGTCAGACAACCATGTTCGGCGCAGGCGAGGACACCCCCCTGTTCAGCGGCACGCCCATGACCGCCAAGCAGGAAACGTTTACGCCGAAGGAAACCGGCGGGCAAGACGCGCTGTTTGCCACCGGCGAGTATTTGCAGAACATCGAGCCGAAGCAAGGCGGCGATGAGAGCGGGCTGTTTGCCAACACCGACACCTTGTTCCAGGGCGGGCGCGACACCAACACACCAGAGTTCAAGCGGTGGTTTGGCGACAGCAAAGTGGTGGATGAGAGCGGAAAGCCACTACGGGTACACCACAGAACCAGCGCAGACTTCAATACTTTCGACAAGAACAAGACGCAAGATAGTTTGTTCTGGTTTACCGCGCTAACCGATGGTGAAACCGGAGAAGCTGGAAGCACCGTTGACGTGCCAGTTTATCTCCGCATTGAGAAGATGGCCGGATGGGATGAGTACGACAAGTACACCACTGACCAGCTTATTCAGATGGGTTACGACGGCATCAAGTTAGATGATGACTACGTTGTATTCGAGCCAGAGCAGATCAAGTCGGTATTCAATCGCGGCACATTTGACCCGAACGACCCGCGCATTCTCTATCAGTCCTCTCCTTCCGGCAGGATCATTACCGAATCCATCCAGCCCGACACGCACGGCGGGACGCGGATTGTTGCCAACGTGTACCGCGAAGTGAATGGACAGCGCGAGTTGATCGGCTATCTACCCGAAGCCTTCTCAACGGCGCAATGGCAGGACAGCAGCAGCGGGCGTTTCCACATCATCGGCCTTGACGTGAATGAGCCTAACAAATGGCTGATCGAATTTGAGGATGGACACACGGACACGCTTGACCGCAACGCACAACCAGCCGCAGCCATCAACGCCCCCATTGGAACGATGGATCAGATTGACCCCAACCCACCCGTGGCAGAGGCTTTGAATGAGGCCAACGGAACGATGGTACAGCCCATCCTGAACGCCTTGAAGAAGCGCATGACACAACCCGACGCCACCACGCCGCAGAAGCTAAAGGGAGCGCAGGCCAACCTATCACCCGAACTCAAACAACAGGTGAGCGCGCACGTGGCAAAGGTGAAGGGGCAGATGTCTAGCGCAAAGTTGGCCGCCATCCGCATAGGCGAAACCAAGCGTGACTTTGCCCTGCTCAATTACAGCCACCGCACCAACATGGATACCCTGCTAACGGCGATATTCCCCTACCAATTTTGGGGAACGCGAACCATGATGAATTGGGCATTGCGCTTTATGGATCGTCCCTCCATCCTTGCCAATTACGCCAGGTATCAGATGTTACGGGAGCGCAACGAGCAGAAGGGGATGCCCTCACGCCTTGCAGGAAAGATTGCCATTCCCAACTTCTTCACAGCGACGGGGGATGACTTCATTTTTATAGACCCCGCCCGTCAGATATTCCCGTGGGAGAACTTCTATAAGCCGCTTGAAATGCTATCGAGCAATAAGAACAAAACGGAAAAGCGGGCAACACAGATCGTGAATGACTGGCTTACAGCCGAGACCATCAGCAAAGAGAAAGCCGCCGTTGCCCTGACCAAGAAGGGTGCGGATTGGGAACGCGCCGTGGCACAGGCCAACCAGGAATTAGCCGACGACCTGGACAAGCCTTACGACATTATGACCAGCTTGTTCAGCCCCGCCCTTCCCGTGACCAACGCTTACTACGCCGCCACCGGACAGAAGGATAGGATCGGAAAGCTGCCATTCACCCGCCTGATCGAAGGCATCACCGGCAAGATGGGAAACGCCATTGACATTGAAGGCCCCATCCGCAAGGGATTAGGAATAGATAGCTCCGCAAATGTGGGTGCGTTTGAAAGCTCCTGGCAGGATTGGGAGATTGACCGCATGTTATCCAACATGGTGGGGGATGGAACGATTGACGCGCAGACCTCCATCAGCGCCATGATTGACCGCCAGGGCGAGGCTTACGACGAAGCCAGCAAGCGCATTGGCGAGGAACGCGGCATCAAGACCATGCTCCCCGGTTTCTTTGCAGACCTTTATCCAGAGGGTGAGAAGAACCAGCGCCAGCTTGCCGCCGAGTATAGCAAGTCTATCGACTACAAGAAGGCCGGAGACACCGATGCCATCAGCAAGTTCTTTGACGCGCACCCTGATTACGAAGCGCGGCTGGCATCGTTCAAGGAACCAGAAGAACGATTGCACAGCTTCCTTGTCGGGCAGGTTTGGGATCGTTACAACACCCTGAGCAAGATCGAGAAACAGGCTATGCGTGACGGATTGGGAGACCAGTTCAACGATGCGTTTATCAACAGCGAGACCCGCAGTTACGACGCCATTGACAACGAAACCCTTGCCGCCTGGGTAAAGACCATGAACGGAAAGTTGCCAGAGAGCGTCAAGGCAGCGGCTATGCCCGTGACCATGCCGGACAGCAAGACCGTTCAGGCCAGCGAAGCCTTCTACAACGAGCGCGACGCCCGGTTCCCTGGAATTTCGGAGAAGCTAACCGAATATTACGCCACTGAGAACGGGACAGTCACGCCAGAACTGGCAGAGTATTTCCGTTGGAAGGATCGTAAGTTTGCCGAGAACCCCGAACTGATTAAGTACATGACCAGCGAGGAGAACGAGCTATCCGGCTTACCACAGGACATTCAGCAATACGTGTATGCCTACCGGGTTGCGAAAGAAGATCAGTTCCCAGGTATCTACGATGTTCAGGACGCTTACTTCAAAATCACCGACAACAAGGCCAAGACCGCCTTCCGCAATGCCCACCCTGAACTGGCCGAATACTGGACATGGAGACGGGACTACGCTGCCAACTACCCGAAGGCAGCCGCCTACATTCTGAGCGACGAAAGCCTGAGCGGTTACATACGAGGTGATACCTACTCCACCAGCAGCGGGAGCAAGCAGTACGACACCTATACGAAACCAGTTGATTATCGCGCGCCGTTCTTGACGCCGGACGAGATAGCGAAGTTTGAACCTGGACTGATCCGGCAGATTTACGCCTACGTCTATGGCAACACCCCGTTAGGCGCGGGAGCGTTGAGGGAACTCCGCCAGTTGAAAACAGACTTTGGCATAAGCGGAGACCTGGACGAATTTATTGACCTATATGTAAAACCAGCGGTTATTCAATAGCCGCTTGTTGAGGCGCAAGCCTATCCTATCCATATTTTAGAGTTTGAAGGGGAGAGTGAGATGAGTGTAAAGCCCGAAGTTTCTGAACAGCAGGTTGCCCAACCTGCCCCCGTTCCTGGTGAGGGAGCGCCCGTTCAGGAACAAGCGCCAACCAATCTTACCAAAGCGGACATTCAGGCTGTGGTGTTGGAAGCCCTTAGTGACTACGACCGCAAGCAGCAGAGCGCCCGCGACAAATTGGAGAGCCGCATCTCCAAGCAACTGCAAGTTACCAAGTCCTATCTGAGCGCGGCTGGTGTTGAATTACAGCCAGACCAGTTACATGCGGTTGAACAAACCGTGAGGCAACACGCAGTTGACGAGGGTGTTTCTGAACCGCAGCCTGGGCAGGCAGCGGGCAAGGAGCAACCGACAGCGGCATCTGATCCGTTGATTACATTTGCCAACAATCTGGAAGAAGCCTTTGGCTTTGAGCTAAAGGACGACGACACAGAAGCGGCGAGTGTAAAAGCAGCCAAGACGCCAGAGGAATACAAGAAAGCGTATCGCGAGGCGTTAGAGGGAAAGCGGGAACGGATGAAGGAGCAGGATAAGGTGAGCGCGACTAATCGCTTAGTTGGCGCAAGCAGCGGCGGTCTTACATCAGACAGCGTACCAGCCCTGACCGCAGAGCTTGTTAGCCTTCTCAATCACCCTACTAAGGCTAACCTTCCCAAGATTACCGAATTGCAAGAAAGGTTAGCCAAGTTATCGAGGTAACACTATGGCTATCCAAGACACCACCAACCTGACCAACAGCATTCGCGCGCAGTACCTGGCATCCTATGTCAAGGGCGCGTTGAATAACCGGCTGTACGATCAGTTCTCGTCCCCTGTTGCCCAGGACATGAGCAACGTGGCTAAAGGCTCATCGGTTGTTGTCCCATTCCTGGGACATCTAACCCCGTCAACAACGGCCATCTCGCAATCGGCAGACATTACGCCTACCATCATGCGGGACGCGACCGCCTCAGTCACCCCCACTTCCCGTGGTGCCGCGATTCAATTCAGTGAAGCCCTTGCGCTTGAAGCCTTCACCGACTACACCTCCCGCGCCCATGAGCGTGTGGGCGAACAAATGCAGACCTCCGTTGACCAGATTGCCATGAACGCGGCATTGGCTGGCGGAATCGTTGTGCGCGGCGCTGCCCGCGCTTCTCTTGACGCCGGAACCGCAACCCAATTCTTGACGATGGACAAGTTCATCAATGCCGCCATGTTCCTGCAATCGTTGGGCGTGGCTAAGATGGCGAACCCCCGCGGCGGAAGTTGGTTGTCCCTGTTCCACCCGTTTGCCCTGAAAGACCTGCTGGCCGATGCTGTAATCAAGGCCATTGCCGAATATCAGTCGGGCGAAATCCTGCTGAACGGAGAGTTGGGCGAACTGAACGGCATCAAGATTATCTGTGACCCGCGCGCCAAGTTGTTCCTGGGCGCTGGCGCTGACAACACTACCAACGTCAACACCACGCTCAACGGCGCGGTCAATGCGCTCGCCAAGACCATGACCGTTGCCAGCGGCACGGGCATTGCCGCCGGTATGCGCCTGTCGATTGGCACCGAGGAAACCAGCACCACGTTCTACCCGGACAATGAATGGGTATACGTGACCGATGTTGCGACCAACGACATTTCCTTTGTCGGCCAGGGTGAAAACGGCGGGTTGCTGTACGACCATGCCACCGGCACGGCAGTACGCAATGCCGACACCGTTGCCCCTGTTCTCTTTGGCGGGCCGGAATCTATGGCAAAGGTATTCCAACCTCAGATCGGTGAGTTCGGCCAGATCGTTGGACCTAAGAAAGCCGGTATTGTGGATCAGTGGGACTTGCTCGGTTGGAAGTGGTACGGCGGGTACGGCATCGTATCCGAAAATCAGGTCATCCGCGCCGAGGTTCCGCTTGGTTTGGACGCATAAGGGGGCATGACAATGGCTGCTCAAACGCAAATGCCCATCTATAACGGTCTGGCCGCGGGCTTAGATAGCTCACAGCGGATCAGTAACATTGCTGCCACTATGCGAGTAGTGGCAAAGACCGCCGCCTACACCTGCAAGGCAGAGGAAAGCGGTACTGTATTTACCAACACGGGCGCAAGTGGGGGCGTGACTTTCACCCTCCCCACCGTTGCCGCCGCGTTGAACGGCGTGTATTACTACTTTTTCACCACCGTTGCCCAGGTCATTACCGTGGCCTCCGATCCGTCTGACAAGATGGTTTGTGACAACAACGCCACGGCTGACAGCCTGGCCGGTTCAACCTCCGGGCATGTCATCGGCGCGGGTTTGCTGGTGATTTGCGACGGTACGCAGTGGCTGACCTTCCAGGGCGGCGGCTCACAGGTTTGGGTAGTGGCCGACAGCTAATCAATTCTACTAGACAATGGGAGGGGAGCAATCCCCTCCCAATGGGGGATAACAATGGCAAAGCAGAAACCGCCGAAAGGCAAAGGCAAGGGAAGCAAGACCGGGCAACTGGTTAGCAACGTATGGATGCCCACCAAGAAAAAAGGCCAGGGCAAGTAATGGCGAAGCAAGATTACATCGTCGTTAAATCCAGCGTGCGCAAGACGAAGGAGATAAACGTCGATAACCACGTCAATACTTTTGGGAAAACGTCTCACGCTTTCTCAACAAGTGACGCTGGACTGGCAAAGGAAATTGAAACCCGTTACGACATCAAGGGAGAGGTCTTTCCAGGTGACGTGATTGTTGCTCCGCTGAATCGAGCGCCAGACCCATTACACCCACGAACATTCAGCGTACCAGAAATGCCGTGGAAGAAAAAAGAACGAGAGGAAAGAGAGAAACATGACAACGAGCGAGAAGATGGCAAGTCTACTGGAACGTGTGAAACCGCTGGTGGGGATCGGCCTGCCGATTGATATTTGCAATCGCCTACGCCGGGAGATAGCCGATATGTTAGTCGAATATCACAACGATGTTCGGGAACAGGAAGAAGCAAAGGCGAAGAAACGAGGAAAGAATGTCCCTGCATAAAGGTTCGTATGCTCAAACAATTTCATTCACCACCATTGCCGATGGTTCCGCCACCGCATACGGGAGTGAAAGTATCTTTGGATTGCTTTACGCAATCAAGGCAAACACCGGAACGCTTGCCAACACCGCCGACCTGACCATCACCAACGATGGCGGGGAGTTATCCGGCCCGCTGCTCACCATCACCAACCTGGCAACGAGTGCGATTTACTACCCGCGCGGAGATACCTGTACTGCTGCGGGCGCGGCAACCGCCGGATCGAACGACGCCTATCCCATCCTTGACGGGAAGATCAAGATCGTCGTGGCACAGGGCGGAGACACCAAAACCGGAAGCATCACCGTGTATTGGATGGACATGCAATAATGACAACCACCGCTGAATTACTGCTCAAAACCGCTGAACTGCTCAAGGGGGTGCGCTATGGCGTAAGCACGGCCACCGGATCGGCAACCACTTTGGTTGACACCGCAATGGATGAACCGGACGATTGGTTCAACGGCGGGACAATCTGGTTCCTGTCCGGCGCGTTGATCGGAAAGACCGCAGTAATCAGCGACTATGCCATAGCCACCAAGACATTCACCGTTCCCACACAATCCGGCGCAACGGGGAGCGGCACCAAGTACGCCGCCCTTGACGCGAACTATAACCGCGAAGCCCTGATTGCCGCGATCAATACCGCACTGGTTGCGCTTGGGCCGTTCGATACCATTGACGACACGTTAGACGTGGTGGCAGACCAGGAAGAATACACCATCCCCACGGGCATGTCGAACGTCAAGCGCATCCAGGTTGGCGGGAGCGACAGCGCGCCTTATCAATGGAGCGCACCCCTGCGCCACTGGAAAGAGATAGGCGGCAAGATTGAAATTGAGTATTCGTCAGTCGCGGGTATGCCAGCGGCGGGCTATCCCATCCGGTTGATTGGCGAGAAGCAGCACGCCGCGGTCAGCGCCGATGCCGATGCAATCACCGCAGCCGTTGACCCGTGGAGAATTGCGCTCGAGGCCGCGTACTACGCCGCCCTCACCCGAAGCGGATACGCCGAGAACACAGACGGAACGGTAAAAGACACGCTCGAACGGCTGGACAAATTGCGCATGATGAACCCGCCAGTGGTACGGCGCATGTCAAAAGACCCGACGCTATCTCATTAGGAGAACCATGACCATACGAGCCAGCGCAACAGACAAGCGCATTACCCATCACATCAGCCTGACAAACAACGCCGGGACTACCACCATTGGGCTGAAATTAGTAGACCCAAAGTCAATCATCGAAAGTCCCTTACAGCAAACCAGCCTGAAAATGAGCCAGGGCGACACGGATTACAGCGACTTCAACCTGCCCTTTACCCCTATCACCCAAAAGGATTGGAAGGGCGGCAGGGCACAGTTGAACTTTGAGGACGACAAGACGCGCTACATGGGAACGTATCAGATCGACACGTCACGCGGAGATATACGCCTTGCCCCGAAGTCAACGCTTACCACCGGCTATGAAACAATCATGTCGAACAGCGGAACCGCCAGCACGGTTGTGCTGGATGCCAACGGTTCTGATATGTGGGCAAGCGCAATCCACGCCACGGCAACCAAGACATACCAGAGATTGAGCCTTAGCGTATATAACCCCAACGCCGTAGAGATTATTATTCAAACGGCAATATGGACAAACTCCGTGGGAAAACCAGGAAGTCTTGTCAGCGGATCTGTTTCGTCTTTGGCCAGGGTGCAGACAAATACAGAGGCGCAGTCCATTGACTTTTTTATGACGGGGGCGGCGCTTACATCTGGAACAGAATACTGGTTGCTGATCTATACCATTCATCCTGTTGCCACGGCAACCCCGCCGTATTATCAGGTGACGTTCTCGACTGTTGCGGACGCATCGGACATCACAATAAAATTCGGCAGCAACTGGAATGCCGTCAAAGCAACATCGGCGCTGGCCTATCAACTTGGAGAAATGCCGAACAGTCAAGCAAGGTTCTTTGAGTACAAAGGCGCGATATATGCCGTAATCAATTCATCAAGCGGCGGCGCGCCCAGATTATTTATGAATGGGTTTCGGGGTGTTGCACAGGCCACCTACGCAACATCTAACTTTGTCGGATCGTGGTCAACTGGAACCCTTACCAACAAGATTGTAAAAGTGACCGGCGGCAAGGGGTACAACTCATTCACCAACTGGCGCAAGATCATCAGCGGGAGTGCCGGAACCTATGCCGTTGCGCCCTATTGGGACTTTACGCCAGACAATACCACGGAGCTTGTGGTTCTTGGGTGCGACACCTGGCAGGAAATAGGAATTGGTTCTGCTCCCGATGCTCACGGACTTACCGCTTCTGTTACCGACATCTGTGTTGTCAATGGGATTGTTTACTTCGCCCAGGGTGAGGCCGTTACCATGCGCCGGATGCGCGAATACAACAGTTCCGGTACCTGGACGCGAGAGTTTGCCGATGACGGAACAAACAAATCCACCTTCATTGAACCCATCACCGCCACCACGGGCAAGATACAGATATGGAAATGCAATAATCCCACCGATGGAAGCGCGCCAAACGTAAGTTATTCCGGCGTAAAGGCGTGGGGTACGGCGCTGGACTTCACCACGAAACCAACCGAAATCACCGGGGACTGGCCTATTCTTGTTGGGGATTCAACGTCAAAGATAACGGGTATTGCGCCTTATGGCACGCCAACAATGCCGTGGGTTATGAAGGAAGATTCGTTCGGCGCAGTAAGCAACGGCATTTGGGCACCCGTCCCTATCAGTGAAATGCGATCTGTCAGGTCAGAGGACAACGGCGCGGCGGTTGCACAGTACGGCGTGTACCTTTACTTCTCGTTGCTGGATGGACTTGAGAAATATTACGACAACCGGCTGGATGACATTGGCCCCAACCTTGACGAAGGCTTTGTTGTCGGCAGGCGCGGGCGTGTAAGCAAGATCATCAGTTATCCGGGGCGTCCCATTATTCTATATGACGCTGGCGATACGGGAGAATCGTGCATACTGGTTCAGGTAGAGGGGTGGCACGAAATCCAGCGCGCCTCTATTGGGCGAAGAATACGGGATGGAATTGTACAGGTCATTCCTGGCGACACCGTTGACCGTCTTTGGTATGACGTGTCCGGCTCGATCTACTGGATACCCATTGCAGTAAATCCAGACAACACAACCGGATACCAATACGAATCATACGGATATATCGTTTCGTCCTGGTTCAACGGCGGGTTCAAGGAGATCAACAAGTTCTGGTCGGCATTACAGTTATTCACGAAGAACCTTTCGGCCAGTCATATTTACATAAACGCCGCGTATCAAACAGATATTGACACAATATTCCACAATACCAACGGCCCATTTAACGTTTCTCCAATGCAAAAGGGTAGCCTTGAAGCCACCAACACGGCATACGGAAAACGCTGGCGGTACAGGCTTTGGTTAATAACAGACAATCCATCAGTGTCTCCAATAGTTGAAGCCGTCACGGTGGAAAGCATCACCCGCGTTCCCATGAAATCCACATGGACATTGACCGCCTATGCCGATGACGCCGGGAGGGACTTGCAAGGGAAACACGAAACCCTGACCGCGAAGGGATTGCTCGACCAACTGAAAACATGGGCTAACAGCGACAGCACGCCTACCCCCTTGACCATGCACAGCAACCTGGGAATGTTCGACAGCAAGACCGTGTTCATTGAGAACCCGCGCATCCGGCCAGTGAATATCAACATCAACGGGGCAAGGCAGACCGTGTACGTTGCGGAGTGTTCAGTCATTGGGGTTGACTGATGGCAGATAAATACGCCGTTGAGGAACCAGCGCCCGTTATCGGATTGATACAGGGGCAGTTACCCGATTCAGACAACGAATGGTTTGTCAGCCTTGCCCTTGACGAACAGATCAAGAAGGGCGCGATTGCTGCCTATATGTATCAGTATGCAATCAACGGCGGGCGCACCGTGAGGGGGGGCATCATCATTGACTTCCTGGTGTTTGCCCCGTTTGCCCGCGCCGTGTTTGTTGGAGCCGGTGGATACTGGCACGGCAAGCAGCGAGAGTTGAGCGACGAACTTGCGCACGCCTTATGCGCAGAGGAATTTGGGGAGAACAATGTCATCGACTTGCTGGAAGAAGAAACCAGTAGCGAGGAATTGGCGAAACGCGCCGTGAAAGAGAAGTTGTTATGAGCATAGAAGAACGACTTAGAGGGTTGGAACAATTCAATAAATTTTTACTGAACGTCATGGACGTTTACCCCAACGGCGTGCGCTTCAAACAAGCCACAACGATCCTAGACCACGCGGCGGTAACCCTTGACGCAAATGCCGACGCCATTCTTGGACTAACCGGGCAAGTGGTGACGGTAGACAAGCAGCGTGCCAGCTTTGCGCTTATTGCACCAGTCAGCGCGCCGCCAGAGGGAGACTATCCGGTATTTAGAAAACTGGTTGCGGATGACCTGCCGGAGCGATGGTACTACTTTACCACCCCAATGACCTCTACCGCATGGGACGGGGGCGACGCCTTTTCAACCACGGCAAAGACGCTGATTGATCTATCTGCCGTGTTTGGCGTTCCGGCTGGGGTCAAGGCGGTACTGATTAAATCGCAGGTTGCGGACAGCGGCAGCGCATCGGGAATCGCATATCTGAATTTATCACCCAACAATACGGCGGGGACAGCACCACACGCGAACAAGGTTTCGGGAATGGCTAACAGCTACACCAACCATGTAAGCGCAATCGTACCATGCAACGCTAACGGGGATATTTATTATCAGATTGGCGCAACCGGATCGGGAACGATGTCGGTATTATTGGAGATTTGGGGATACTACATCTAGGGGGCGAATGACACACAAAACCATTACGGCAATCATTGGCGACACGCACATTGGCAGCACGACCGCGCTATCACCAGAACGATTTTTGATACACAAGCGTAACAAAACAGAAGAACAGTCCGTAACCGCCAACCTTATGGGTAAGTGGTTACTTGATAACTGGAATGAATACTGGCATTACATCAATGGGCTGGTTGGCAAAAAGAATAGACTGATTGTCGTACACCTTGGGGACGTGATAGATGGCAACCATCACGGCTCTAACCAACTGATACAGGAAATAGGCGACCAGGCGCAAATAGCGGTGGACATGCTGAAGCCCATCGCCAAACGAGCAGACGCCTTTTTCGGAATACTCGGAACGGGAGTACACGCTGGCAAGGTTGGCGAGAATGAGGTAGAGATTTATAAATCCATCGGCGCGGCTGAGTACGGCCAGCAACTAACCATCGATATTGACGGGATGGTACACGACTTCGCCCATCACGGACGCGCGGGACGCCGACCATGGACAAGCGCCGCGGCTAACCTGGGTACTGAGGTTATGATAGACTACGCCGTTTCGGGGATGCGCCCGCCTGATTATATTTGGCGCGGGCATAATCATATCATTGACGATAGTGGAAGCAAGCTACCGGGAACTCGTGTAATTTGTACTCCATCGTGGCAACTGAAAACCGAGTACGGCTGGAAGGTATCGGCCAACACGGTTCGCTCTGACATCGGCGGTTTCGTCATGGACGGGGACAGGCTGGACGACAGCCGCGCACGTTATCGCGCCCAACCTGACGGACGGAGGATTATAAAAGCATGACAGAAAATGACTTACTCGATGCTCTGGCGGCTGACCTTTACATCGAACCGCGTCTGCCCGGTGACGTTGACAATGAGCAACTTGCGCTCCGGTTAGGCATCGGGGCAAGGCAAGCTGAAAACATCCTGAAGGGCAAGGCAGCGGCGGGAGAGTTATTGCGCGTCAAGGTGCGCGACGCGAACGGCAGACCGCGTTATGTTTACAGGCGGATTGCGTGACGAATTGGGATGCCCTGACAACCGGCGTATGCAACCAGTCCTATTACTGGCAGGTTGTCAATCGCGGCTGGACGCCGGACTTCGACAACAACCGCGCCGTGTTGTGGACTTGGCGCAGGATGCTGGATAGGACGCGGCCAGAGTGGAAATCATTTCATTCCAAATGAAATGATTGTAAGGCGCGGGGCGTTCTATCCTAACAAGTTATCGGAAACGATAATATAGTGCAACGAAAAACGATAATAGACATTCGGCGTCTATTATCGTTTATGTAATATCGGAGTTGCGCTCCGATGATACTATATTTGTGCGCGATTGTAGTATCACTTATTGAGATATTATTATCACTAAAAGTAAAATGTCCTACCTTCCCCACACCTTTACAGATTCCCGTGCCAGCGCCCTAACCACGTCATCCAGGCTGCTTTCCTGCCGCACGAATGACGTGATTTCATGCCATACCCCATTATCGTCAAGTTGCACAATCTGGTCACCGATCCTGCCATCCGGTAAGACGCACAACTTGTGGTAACGGCTGCTGTCATTCTTGCGCCATTGTTGCACCGGCCCGTTATCTTCCAAACACTTGCGGACTAACTCGGCATCCGTGCCGTGCCTGACAACGGCGTGCTGATGATACACGGGCGCAAACACAGTGGCATATAGCACAAGCGCCGCAAGGACGATAAGGAATAACGGGATAATAAAATTCGGGCTATTGGTTCGGGTTCTCTCTACTATCATTGTCTTGCTCCATCGCCGCTTGAATTTCCTCAATCCAAGCGTCATACAATTCGGGATTGCTAAACACTTCTCGTCCGGCTCCGGCTACCATGCGCAACCAGTTTGAAGCATTCTCGCCAATGTCTCTCAGTTTTACGTTTGCAAAATAGACGTGACATTGATTTAGGCTATGAGTGTCTAAAGCCTCTGTGATGATTTCTAGAATTCTGTCCATTGTTGCCCCTATGCCTCCTTTAGCGGTTCTGGTAGCGGCATCCATGCGATAACGCTATGGACTTCTTGTCCGCTGTCATTTTTCCACATCGCGTGCCCATCACTGTGATTAGAAAACATTTCAAACCAGCAGGCAATTGCAACGTAGTTATTTCCGAGGCTTGCTAAAACACGCTCGCCAATTTTTGGCAGTCTTTCGCTTATGGGTATCCACCGTTGCGCCCTGTTATCTTTGGCGCGTTTGTCCCTATCCTCTTTCCAATCACTAAGAATGTCCGTAACCATATCGCCGCTAGTGCCGCGCATGGCTATTTCCCACCATTCAGACCGCGTAAATTTCATCTTATGCCTCCTTATCAGGCGAGTCCATCACGATCCCGCCCCCCTCTAGTTTAGCACAGCGGGCGCGGTGCAGGATGATGGGGCAATCGGCGTCATGGATAATAGCGTCTTGTTCATCTCTCCAATTCTCTACCATGCCCTCACAATGGATACAAACAATTTTCCCGGCAACGTCGTGATAATAACCATAATCCTCTGCCAGCCGCTCCGCGTCCTCATTTGCGGCGGCGAGCGCGGCGGTAAGCGCGGCGTTATCTTCTTTGAGTTCGTAGTTGAATTTGAGCATACCGTTTATTAATTCCGCTGGCCCCCCTCCCGTCTGCCTAAGATAAACATCGAGTGTTTTTTCAACTTTTCTGATAGCGTCAGTGAAATGCCGTTCGTATTCCAAATCAGCCCTAAGCGCGGCGACTTTCGCGTTTAGTTCATCATACGCAGCGCGAGAGATATACAGTTTTTCAAAATCATCTCTGGCGAGTGTAACCATTGGCCACCGTTCAAAATGGTCATAGTTTAAACAGATACGCGGGCGCAGGTCACACATTCCATCGGTATGATGCAAACACTCCGGGCACGTTCCTAAAATACTCATCCCTCACCGCCTTTCATGCCGCGATTTAACTTTTCGATGATCCAACAAATCTCTGTCAACGGCAAGTGGATAATGGGGTTTGCAACTACCCCAAACCACTGATGCAGCACAAGGCCGTCCGGTGTGTCGAGGCTGTACCACACAACCGTAGATGTTTGTAGGTCGATAAAATCAGGCCCGCAAACAAAGTAAGCATCCCCGTCCTTACGGACTTGCAATTTGTCATAATCGTCTAGCAGCAACTTGGTCATTCCCCCGCCTTTTTCTAAATCGTCATTGCCGTCCAATATTTTCAACGCCTCATCTCGCAATCGTGAACTGACGCGCAACAAGCCAAGTACCATGATGTGGCCGATAAAATCTTTTGCCATCTTAAAGCGTGCCTCCGCAGCCTCGGCGCGTTTCAGTAGGGCATCTTCAAGCGGGCGGGTATTCCAGCATTCCACCGCGCCGCTCTTGCCAAGATCGACCTCGCTATCTGCACCACACTTAGAACAAATTACACAATATCGTGGAGTATCAAATGCCCCAATCAGGATCGGCTCTATAGTGGCTTCACCACTACCACAAAACGGACACGCCTTCAATTCGCTCATTCCTCACCCTCCTCATCCTGACTGCACAACGCGCAGCCAATCCCAATCGCGCCGAATATGACGCCGATTATAATAACCACGATTATTATAATCGCGCTCATCGGTTGCCTTCCTCGTCGTCACAATCGGCTGATATTTTGCAACCCGGCCAGATGATGATGACAAACACCAGCGCCGAAACTACGAGAAAAAGCCAGCACATCTTACCCCTCCCCCTCCCGGCTGGCAGGACGCCCCACCAGCCGGAAGGAAAAACGATTGCTAATAGACTATCATCCAGATAATCCAACCAAGTCCGAGTGTAATCAGCGGGATAATGATTGATTCGCCAAATATTTCAGCAACCCTTTCTCCATGTGATTTTCCTTCGGTTTCTCTCCGTTTAGTCCAAGCCATTCCGATGAACGATACAAAGCACGACAACCCAACCGCACCACCAAGAGTAATCATTGGCGCGGTTGTAAATATTGGAATTACAAACCACACCCAGAACTTTTGCAGGATATAACCGTCCAGTAAAACGGCGAGTGCATTAATTACAAGCGCAAGGATTGACAAAAACGCGAACTTGAAACCGTCATGTTCTTTCATCCAATCCTCCTAAAAGTCCTCGTCGGGCGCAGCTTCCTCGCCCCGCGTGTCCAGAAACCGTACGTTTGACGCCGTGATTTCAAAGCTTGCGCCTTCCGTGCCGTCCTGCTTCTTGAAAATACGGGGCGACCCGGTTACAGGATCGGGCGTCAGGCGGCCTTCCACCAAAACCATCGAGCCTTTTTTCAGGTAGTTATTGGTTGACTCTGCCTGTTTGCCCCACACGCTGACGCGAAACCAGGTTGTTTCCTTTTGCTTCACGCCCGCCGCGTCAACCCATTGGCGATCCGTGGCAACGTTGAAACTGGTTACGGACTGGCCGTTGGGGGTGAAACGCATTTCAGGATCGCGCCCAAGTCTACCTACGATGGTGATATGTTGATACATGATTACTCCTTATCCGATCTTCCGAATTGATACCGATGGCTCGCCTTCCTTGCGGAATTGCGCGAGTTCGGGGTGAAGCGCAACAACGCCGTCCAGGGCTTTGGTATCCCAGGATACTCTCCCCTTTGAGAACACGGCCTGAATGTGTGCGCCCTTCGCCGTTTCACCGGAGGCGATAACTCGCAACTTAATGTCGCACGTCAGCAGGTCAATATTTTCATCAACGGCTTTTGTCTGATAACCGAACTCGGTTTCGATGTCGGCTAACTTCGCCTTGATTTCAGGCGTCAATACCGCGTCAATGGCCTCTTGCTTATGGATGCCAACTAAATCGCGCTGGCTCATAAACTCTGCTAACTGGTCAAGCTTTTGAACGATGTCCATCTTATCCTCCCGCGCGTTGTCGTGCCGCGCCCCACGCCCGTGAGGGGTTACTTGCCGCCGTTGAGTTTTGCCAGCGCACGCCGGGCATTGTCAAACTTTGCGGCACTCAGTTTATCGTCGGGATCTTCCCGTTTCCGCTTTGCGTATTCGGTCATGTGTCCGGCAAGTTCTGCTTTGTTCATTTCGGAGAACAGGTTGCCTTTGCTATCACGCTCCGCGTCACCTGGTGCGCCATCGTCAGCCGTCGCCCGTGAAACATCCGATTGTTTCACGGGCTCATTCTTAACAAAAGTCGGGGCGTTCGGCTGTGAAACATTTTTCACCGGCTGATGTTCGCTCGGTGATTTGTCGGGATCATCACCCGTTTCGATGCAGAACGTCTGGCGCAGGGCGTATTTATATGCGCCGGTCATGGCCTTGTTCATCGACTTGTCGCCGCTATCCATGCCCTCACCCGCTGACTGGACATCGATAAACGAGCCACCTTCGTGCTGGAAGCGGATCGTGGCTTTGAGTGTGGTGCGCGTCATCTTGCTGCCCTTCGTGGTTTCAAAGTCTGACTGGAAAATATCATCCAGTTTGAGGACGTACATGAAAACGCCGTGATCCACCATCACCGGGCGCAGGGCTGAAATCAAGGCGGCCTCGCCAGCGTAGGAGTAATTCAACCCCATGGTTCGCTGTTTGCGCACGTAGCCAACTTCGTCCATGGCGGCGGTGACTGCTTCAAAGATGTTCGCGTGTTTCGGTTTCGTTTCGTTTGCCTGTGTCATTGTCTAATCCTCCTGTTTGCCGGTCTTGCACCCGGCTGCTGGCCTCTCACCAGTTGGCACGCATAGTCGTGTTCCGTACCGCAAACGGGATGCCTCCCGTGTTTGCCTCACTTTGCCTTATTGATGTCCTTGCCCGTGTACCACAGACACGGGATAACGATTACGATTACGAGTAAAATCCAGGCGGCCATCTTACGCCCCCATTCCCAGCGCGTAGGTGTCGGCGCGTTGCTGGTAATCGGCGCGGGCGTCGAGCAGCTCAACCGGCAGCGGTTCGTCATCGGCAGGATCGCCAAGCTCGACGTCAATGGTTTCGACCCGGCGATTGTGCAGCTCGTCGGTGTAAACCCAACCGTGTGACTGTTCGCACCCGCCCCACATGCCGCCGAAGTTGAGAATGTGGGCGTCATCCAGCAGGTGGATATAGGACATTTGCGCTTTGCGCCCGAAGTTGAGGCGTATTGTTTCCTCAATGATTTCGGCGTCGTGACCCTGGTATGTGGCCGTTTGAAATATCATCGTGTGCCTCCGTAAATTGAAAACGTCTAGTAGTGAATATATTATATACAATTTTATCCAGATTGGAATAGTGACAAATGTCATATCTTTTTTATTACAAATAATACTTTACTTTTTCATTATATCGTCTAAAATATATATACCCCCCGCAAGTTGCTGGAAGCAGCGGGCTTGATGAACCGACTCGGTGGAGCGTGGGACGGGGGAAAATCAAACGGAGGTATTATATAAATATGGCCGAACAAATAACTTGTACTCAATGCCCCGCCGTTATTGAATCGCCAGAGGATAACTGGGGAAGTCCGACCCGCCCGCTTTGCTACAACTGCTGGACGGAACTTGTCGAGCTGCGCGACGTGTTCGAGCGCGAACTGGATTTGGAAGTCGAGAGGATGCGGTAAAGATGGCACGCGGGCGCATGATTTCAAACGCGGTCTGTGGCGACAAAAAGATAAACAGTTTATCCGATGATACATGCCGCCTTTTGTTTACCTGGTTGGTGACGTTTGCGGATCGTGAGGGGCGGGTACGCGGGGACGCTGCGATGGTGCGCTCTACCGTCTTTCCACGCCGCACCGACATTCAGATTGAGCAGGTTGAAGCGTATTTGCAAGAGCTTCACGATGCCGGATTGATTATCCGGTATGAGTGCGCGGACGATTTGTATATCTGGTTCCCGAAGTTCGACAAGAACCAACCGAACATGCGGAAAGAGCGCGAACCATCTAGTGAACTACCGCCGCCGACTGCCGCGGCGGTTGAAAAGTATATGCGGAAATTTGCCGTCAATGATCCGGCAGACTTCCGGCAATCTGCCGGATTAAGAGAAGAGAAGAGAAGAGAAGTTAATAGAAGTGAAGAGAATGATGATGATGCTCCGCGCCCAAATATTTACAAGGTTTGGGAGCAAAACATGGGGCTGCTTACCGGAATGATAGCCGAAGGGCTGGACGCCGACGTGAAGGAATACGGTGAGCCGTTTGTTATTGAGGCTATCCGTGAATCCGTGAAACATGGGGCGCGTTCTCTGGCTTATGTCGAAACCGTTTTGCGGAGTAGTAAGTCCGGGGGTGATAAACGCAACGGACGCGCCAAACAGACGGATGACGAATTCAGAGCCGCAATGATGGCCGAGGCCGCGCGGCTGGAAAGAGAGGGTATCGGTGGCAACGCAAGCTGAAATCACGAAACTATTGACTGAGGCGGCGCTGGCTTATCCGGCCTACGACCGCAGCAAACTAGCGCCCGCACTGAAATTCTACGTCAAGGCGCTATCGCCCTTCGCGGCGAAGACGCTGGAAACTGCCATTGAGGAACAAATCGCGTCGAGCAAATGGTTTCCTGCGGTGGCTGAGATTGTCGAAACCTGCCGCAAAGTAGAGGCCGACAACAGGCCGCAATACCATGTTGCCGCGCCGGATATTTTGCGCCGTGAATTGATCGGCCTGGAGCGGGCGCGGTCTTATGACTTTGATCCGGCGAGTTGGGGCCGGCTGGCGGCGAAACTCGAAAAAGACAGCCGGGTATATTTTGCCAACTATGTGCGCCAAAAGGCAGGGCTGCCAGCGGTTGACTATCACCTTGACGAAAACGCCATGATTGCGCACGATAAAGCATACGAGGCCGCGCGCCCGTTCACGGGCGAGAAGTGGTGGGAGGCTAACTATGATTGAATATTACACCGAAACGCGTTCACCGCGTGAGCTTGAGGAACGGGCGCGGAAATGGGCGGCGAATGTCGCGGGCCTATGCGCCATTTGGCAGTACCGCGTTATGCGCTATATTGCGGAACGAGATGGCATTCCATATCACCGCGTAGTGGCGTGGGTGCGATGGGCGCAGAGGGAGGGGAAATGAGGGTATTAGTCGCGTGTGAATTTAGCGGCATAGTCCGCAACGCCTTTAGAGCAAACGGACATGACGCGATGTCGTGTGATTTACTTCCGACCGAGCTGCCAGGCAAACACTATCAAGGCGATGTTCGGGACGTGCTGAATGACGGTTGGGATTTGATGATAGCTCACCCGCCTTGCACAGACCTGGCAATAAGCGGGGCGCGGTGGTTTCCTGAGAAGCGGGCAGACGGAAGGCAACAGGCCGCGATTGACTTTTTTATGATGCTGGTCCAGGCGCCCATCGAAAAGATAGCCGTTGAGAACCCCATCGGAATTATGAGCCGCATCTATCGCAAGCCGGATCAGATCATCCAGCCGTGGCAATTTGGACATGGCGAAACAAAGGCAACGTGCTTATGGCTGAAAAACCTGCCGCTATTGGAGCCGATGTTGATCGTTGACGGACGTACACCGCGCGTCCATCACGAACCACCAGGACCCGATCGCTGGAAGAACCGAAGCCGTACTTATGTCGGAATTGCAGTTGCAATGGCTTTGCAATGGGGCGCAAAATGACCCTGCGCAACTGGATAACTACCGCCGCGTGGCGTGTGTACCTTTGGGGCATCGGCATGAATAACGCCGAATACCTGGCGAGCATCGACAGGACTTACGCCGTGTTGAAACAATGCCCGACCTGCGGGCGACCTATGAGCTTAGTCTGCTGGAAATGCGAGGAGAGCGAATGAAAACATTTTGTCCGAATTGTGAGAAAGAAACAGACTGCAATTTCGATGCCGAGCTGTATTCGTGCAATGAGTGTGGTGAGGACTTCGCCAGCTATGAGAAATACTGGAAAAAACAGGCTTGCGCGGCAGTCAAACACATGCTGGAAATGACCTCGTTCCTGCGTCATATCATGACGCTTGGCCTGTTGCGCGGCAGTCCGCGATTGACCACCAGGGCGCTGGAGATATTGGACGGCTTTGAAACATCGGATATTGATGTTTCAATGACAGACGATGTTTTAACAACTATTAAAACAGAGGTAAAAGAGCTTCGGTACAAAACATCGGAACAAGAAAAGTTTATATGGTGGATATGGAATGTATACGCAAAAAACGTTGGCGATTTGATTAGCGCGATTAATGCGGCTTGCACATATGAGAGCGCGGACGCCGCTAAAAATGGTTATTACGGATTGCCGATGACGTGCTGGCAGACTATTAGTTACTTAAAAGAATACACCGATGGAATTTACAACGGTACTTATTTGAAAGACGCTGGGCGTAAAAACACCCCGACCGATGGAGGTGAATGATGCAAGGCGATCCGAGAGTTGACAGACTTATGTACCCGGTTGAGTTGGCAATCAAGCGGCACGTGAAAGACAGCGATGCCATAACCGAAATTTACAACCGTGCTTATGAGGCGATTATGAACAGCATGGATGTAATAGACACATCCGCAAAAGTAGCGGCAAAACAAATAGCGGAAAACGCGAAGAATTTACAACGCGCCGAGAAAGCCGTGGCGCGCGCCGATAAGTTGCAAACGGCGCTGCAAGGGTTGCTGCAGTTCGAATTGGAGGATGCGCTCGATGAAAAATATTGGACGCCCGGATATTTGGCGGTAATAAATGCGGCTCGTGGCGCGCTGAAAGGCGGTGAGTCATGAAGGCTGGATATGAGAAATGCCCCGCCTGTTGCGGAAACGGCTTTTATCGGATGAAAATTATTTCTGGATACGTTTCTCGCGATATGGCGTCGGACGCCGGAGATGCAGATTATGAGGGTCAACCAATTTACGAAACAGTTGATATTGAGTGTTCGTATTGCGACGGCTCCGGCGAAATGGAATCCGAAGAAGCAAACAGATACCGGCATCCACTTACTACGTCAAATCACGGCCTTCCGTTCTAAAGGATGGTGAGGAATGAGCGACCGACCGATTTTTTCATTTCTAACAGACGAAGATGTTTTTCATTGTGAAAACGATAGTCCTGTGGATATGAAAATTTATATTTCACAGCTACGCCTTGAATATCAGGGGGATTTAGACATGGCGAGGGGGCAACTGAAAACAATAAACGCCGCTCTCATTCGTGATAATAAAGAGAAGAGACGTTATCAAAACGCGCTGTTATTGATAACAAGTTTAGACCGTTACCCAGAACAAACCGCGTTAGAAATTCAAATGTTCAATACTGCCGGAATGGCATTAGGCGGCAATACACAAGCAGACATAGACGCCGTTCAGTATTGGGTAGATCAGTGCGACAAGCGCGACGATGAAATTAGTAGATTATCGTCAATGCTAAAAGATATTGTCGAAAAGTTAGCACGCGCCGATCGATACGAAGAATCCCTCCGCGAGATTGACAACTGGGCGAAAGCATACCCGTTGGACATCTTTCCAGAACCAGACTTTGAGAAGGTGCGCAAAGCCCTCGAAGCGGCGGGCATCGCCCTGGACAGCATTTCAGCCAGTAATATGCGCCATGTTATTCGGGGCGTTGAGAAGATCGTGGCAGACGCGCTGAAAGCGGGCGAGGAATGACCGAGCCAATCATCTTGACGAACCCGTCACAACTGCCCGCCGAAACCGTGAGGGGCATCACCGCGCCGAGCTTTGTGGCTGCCGTTGCGGAGTATGAGCGCAAGTACGGCGCATGGGCGGCGGCGTGGTACTACCGAGGGACGTATTTTTTTGAGGCGAAACCATGACCATCACCGGCGCATATCCAGACGGAACGCGGATCAATGTCTGCCCGGAAGGGGCGCGGCTGTTCGATGCGTGGCTGAAATCGGACTGGCGCGACACGCCGAGGGGCGAGGATGTGTTTGACAACCCGGAAGGGCGTGCGTACTGGCAACATCGGGACGCTTGCCCGGAATGCACAAAGAGGAGAAACGACAATGACAAATAATCCTGACCATATTTTGAGAGGTGCGGTTTCCGGTTTGATTGAGGAACGCAATAACCTTGAAACCCTGAACGACATGCTGGCGCAAGCACTTGACGAGGCGATTCAACAGCGTGACGATGCGCGGACTTGGGCGCGGCGTTTTTACAAGGCGTTGGATGACATTAGCATGATTGCGCTGGATTACGACGGCTACCGATCCGCGCCGGGGCTTATGGAGTTGATCGATGAGTTACGCCATATCGCCGGGAAAGCGATTACTGGAAAATGAGCGAACGCCGCGCTCGTTACGTTGTCGTACCGCGGGGCGAGGCGTGTCTGGCGCTGCATCTGCTCTCCCGTGACGTGCCGCTATTCGAGCGTCAATATCGATTCGCACCACCACGCCGCTGGAAGGCTGATTTCGCGTGGCCTGACCGCCGCCTGATCGTAGAGGTTGACGGCGCGGTGTGGGCTAACGGCAGACACACCAGAGGATCGGGGCGCGTCCGTGACATGGAGCGTGATAACTGGTGCGCCCTTCACGGCTGGCGCGTGCTGCGGTACACAACGGAACAGGCCGAGGACGGCACGGCGGCAGATGAAATAGCGAAATTCTTGGGGGAGAATGAACCGACCTACTGACATACTCGATGATTGTATTGACCTGCTCGACGCTATAAACGCCTTACCCTCTAAACAGGGCAGGGCGTTAGCTCTAATTTATCAGGGGTACACACAAACAGAAGTTGCGGGCGTGCTTGGATTAGATCAATCAAGCGTATGCCGATTATTAGAAAAAGCTATCAATTCCCTGAAAAACGCATAATTTACCCCTCGAAACTCACTATATAGGTGATGGAACACTACTACCGAAATTGTATCTGTGGGCGGAAGATACCGGCGAAACACTATCTTTGTAGGGAGTGCCGGGATATTTACGGCTCGCGTGATGAATGGCCGGAGTGGTTGAAATTCTACGTTGCGGACATGAAGCGCGAGGAAGATTGCGAAACGAATACAAGAGAGCGTCATTATGACGCGGTGGCGGAGCGTGTGGTTCAGCGCCCGCGCCAGTCATTGCGCGATGCTTTTGACGAAAATGGAATTGTTGTTCTAAGGTTCGACTAAGGGGATTACCATGCCAGTATTAGCCATTCTTGGGGTCATCTTCTTTGCCGCGTTTCTGATCGAAGCGTTGGTAGAGTATCTATTCGGACAGCCGTTTGAGCATTTCCCGGCGCTGAAGCCGTACCAATGGCTGCTGATGTATGTTAGCGCCGCAGTTGGCTTGATTGGCGCGTTTATTTATCAGTTCGATTTGCTGTCAATTTTGAGTTCATACCTGGGCGCACCGCTGGCCGTCAACTGGTTCGGCATTGTGCTGACGGGGTTAGCAATCGGGCGCGGCTCTAATTTTCTGCATGACGCGGTGGCGAAGTTTTTCGTCAAGCCGCAGTTACCAGAATAGGGCGGCTGACACATGGATGCCAGCACCGCAGCCGCAACTTTACCCTTCACCGCCTGGGAGCAAGCCGTTTTTCTTTGCCTGTTTATCGTGTTTGTAATCTCTCTCCTTGCGTGGTTCTCGAAACAATCTGACAAATGGCAATCCTTCATGCTCCAGATTGATGAAAAATGGCGGGCGTTCAACCGGGAGCAGAGGGACGAAAACAATAACTCGATGAACGAGGTTCGCTCCGCTGTAACCAACCTGACAACTGTCACGCAAGGGTTGGTGAATGAGGTTCGTGAAATGCGCCAGGCTTCCAGTAATTTTTATGATGCCTTTGAATCGCATGATGATCAGGCCAAAAAGATTTTGACGGTTGTCGAACAGACCGCAAAGCGTCCGCAAGCGACCAAACCGAGGGGAGGGCAATGACGGTTCTCGGAATAGACATAAGCCGCTGGCAAGATGACAATAGCACGCCGCAGATGATGGACTTCAACAAGTCCAGAAACGCCGGGGCGCATTTTGCATTTATAAAGGCAAGTCAATCCACGTGGATGGACAGTGACATTATCCAGAACTGGCAACACGCCAAAGACGCCGGGATGCCGCGTGGCGCGTATCATTTTCTCGACTGGACTACAACCGGAACGGCGCAAGGCAGATTCTTTGCCGGTGTCCTGAAAAACGATAGCGGAGAGCTAACACCAGTCATCGACTTCGAGTGCCGCACCAACAACCAGGGCAAAAAGATTGCCACCGCTGAACTCTACGCGATTTGCAACACGGTTGAACTGGCGTTGGGGCGGCAGGTGATGATTTACACCGGCCCGTCCTATTGGCGCGAGTTTTGGGATGGCACGCACTACGATTATTTCGCCAGTCGCCCGTTGTGGATTGCTAATTATGAGGTGGCAAAGCCGAGTATCCCTACCCCGTGGAAAACGTGGACATTCTGGCAATACACCAGTAAGGGCGACGGGTTGAAGTTTGGCGCGGAGAGTAAAGACCTGGACATGGATTATTACAACGGCACGATTGATGAGTTTCGCGCCGCATTTGGATTAGTACATACCCCAACCGTTGAGGAACGCTTGACCGCATTAGAAGCGCGGGTGACTGCGCTGGAAGGAAGATAACATGCCTGACATTACCCCGAAACTTGTAATTGTGACCCCTAATATTGGCGGCGATACCCTGACCGCACGCGCAACGCATGACGGGGCGCAGATCGGGAAGCTGCACCGGGGCGAGGTTTACTTTGCCGTTGAGGAATATAAGGGGATGCTGAGGCTTGGCAAATACCAGACGCCATTTCCGTTTGTCGTTCCTCCCGGGGCGCAGGTTTGGGCTGATGCCCGTTTCCTGCCGGACTTTGAGCCTACGCCGCCAGACCCGGAACCTATCCCGGCTGACAACGGCAAAGTGATAAACGCGCTAATAGCCGCGTTGGAAGTATTTTTACAAAAAATCAAGGAGTAAACAATGGCTGATTTTTTGCACGACGACGTTTTCGATAGCGGCCTCAGTGTTTTGAGTACGCTCACCGAGAATTTGTATATCTGCTCAACCCTGCCGACAACCTATGCCGAGGCGAGCAGCACCTACCGGCTGGGAACGAAAGCAGGCCCCACCGTAGGATCACCCTCTGACCGCACCGGCGGCGGGCGCAAAGTAACTGTATCTGCCATCACGGACGGAACGGTTAACACTTCTGGCACGGCTGGCTTTTATGCGCTATGCGATAACAGCGCGAGCAAGCTTTTGGCTCAGGGTGACTTGAACGCGACACAGGCGGTAACGTCTGGCAATACGTTCACCCTGACCTCATTCGACATTGGTTTCCCCGATCCGGCGTAATGAGCAAAGCATTTGGGGTGCAATCGCCTAACCAGGGCGAAGATGCCGTATCCTGGCAGACGTGGAGTGACGGTGCTGGCGGCGTTCCTAATGTCATAGGGAGCGCCGACTGGGGCAAACTGTCCCTGCCTGCATCCGGCGCGGAAGGGCGAAGCCTTGTCTATGATTTAGGGACAGCCGCCAGCCGTAATTTCACGCTGACAGAACACCGTTATGGAACGGGCGACACGCAGCCGGTATTACAAATACGCGGCAGCGCAACGGCGTTTAATCAGGACGATCTAACCCCTCTATGGGAGACCTACTCTGCAACGATAACCCGCACTTGGCGCTATGTCCAAATACGGCAATCCAACCTGATTGAAACGTATATCCTCAACACATTTGCGGGCAATATCGTTTCGTACCTACCGCTGAATGAGGCGTCCGGTACGACCCTGGCAGACGTAAGCGGCAACGGACGTAACGGTGCAGTTGACGGTGCAACCGGCCCGACTTTGGGTGTGGCCGGAATAGGCGACACCAAAACGGCAGTCAGCTTTCCCGGCTCTGCCGCCTATATCAACTGGTACAGCGCGGGGTTAGCCGGGGCTTTTAGCGGCGCGGAAGGCTCGCTGATAGTGTGGGTGAAGATGGCATCGGCGGGCGTGTGGACAGACGGCGCATACCGCGTGATTGCTAACCTTTATTCAGGGGCAAGCAACTTTGTCACCTTCGCAAAGTCAGACACTACGAACCTGATATTGCTCAACCATAAAGCGGGCGGGACAGACCGCAACCTGTACCCGGCTTTCAACGCCCCTACCGGGTGGTTTATGCTCGGATTGACGTGGAGCGTGGCGGGCGGGTTTATGTACGCCTATATCAACGGCGCGCGTGCGGTTGTTGCTGGAAGTTTAGGCGCTCCGGGTACGTGGTCGGGCGCATTGAACAGCAACGCTACGATTTTAGGCGCAATCAATGTGGCGGGTGGAAATGGTTGGAGCGGCGGGATGGCGCACGCGTTATTACTTGACCGACCCGCGACAAATGCCGAAATGCTGGCGCTATATCGCTCGACAGGCACGCCGAAGGTAATCAGCATCATCGGGGATTCAATCAGCGCGTCAGTATATAACGCGCTGAAATGGGTGGAGATTGTGCGCGATGGATACAACGGCGGGCGGGTGGCTATGCCTAATTATGCCGTATCGGGGCAAACCATCCTCTCCCACATGGACGCGCAGGTATTGGCGGCGGCAAACGACAACGCCGATATTATCATCATCGAAATGGGGACGAACGACACTACCACCACCGGATTACAGGCTAAGGTTGAAGAAAACCTTATTGAGTTGAAGCGCGACCACCCGAACGCCACAATATTCTTTATGAATATTTTACCGCGCTGGACAGACCAGGGCGGCGGGACGCCGATTGACAAAAGCGGGAACAGAACCGCAATCGCGGCAGCTTGCACCGCGCAGTCAGTCACGTGTTGGGACACCTTCACAACGCCGTGGATTGACGCGGCTGATACCGCCGATGGGTTGCATCCTAACGCGGCGGGGTATGCCAAGATTGGCGCTGAAGTGTTGGCGAGGCTGCCATGAGCGTTATCGCAAACGTCGATTTTGAAACTAATAACCTGAATGTGTTTACGGGCGGAACTAGTGACGCCGACGGCGACATGACAATCCAGGCCGCCGCCGCGCTGTGCGGAACAAACTACGGGCTACAAGTTGTTATTGATGACACAAACGCTGCATATGGTTCGGTTGGTAATCTTAACAGCACCACGGGCAAGGCGCGGGCGCGATTTTATATTGACCCGAACTCGCCAACGTTTGACACTAGCGAAGATGTAAAAGTAGCGGCGTTTCGCAATACGTCGGCGGCATTTCTTGCGTTTGTTAGTTTATTAAAAACTGGGTCAAATTGGTATATTGCCGCCGGTGCATATAATGATGCGTCGTCATTTACCGCGGCAACATCAATCGCGATTACAGACGCGCCGCATTGTGTTGAATTTTACTTACAACGAGCGACAAACGCAACCTCTAACGATGGCCGCTTTGACGTCTGGGTGGATGGTACGGGGCAACAATCAGTTACCAACATTGACAATTACGACAGATTTGACGTCATGGGATACGTGCGGCTTGGCGCGATTTCGTTTAGTGGTACGCCCCTCGGAACAATCTACCTTGACCAGTTAATTGTCAATGATGACGGCGGCGAGATTGGCGCATATAAGCATGATCTCACCTCTACGAATATCACGACTGGCGCTCCCACCCTGGGCGCTCCCACGCTAGAATCAATAGGAAATGCCGACAATCTGACAGCGACAAATATTGTCACAGGCGCACCAACCCTGGGCGCTCCAACCGTCGGCATTGTCTATGTCATTGACGATATTATTCTGGAATGGGCTGACGCGGTTCATGCACTTACGGCAACTAACATCATCACTGGCGTGCCGACGCTGGGCGCACCTACCATTGACCCGGTGCATAAGATCAACGCGGCGGGTATCCTGACAGGGCTACCAATACTGATGCGCCGACGGTCTACTATTTTGTAAGGTGTAACAGGATCAGATTAGCGGGATGACCGCGAAGGAGTAAGGTTGGCACTAACGAATAAACAGAAACGATTTATAGCCGAGTACCTGGTTGACTTCAACGCAACGCAGGCGGCTATTCGCGCTGGTTATTCTGAAAAGTCTGCCTACTCAATAGGTTCAGAAAACCTGAGAAAACCTGAGATTAATAACATTATTCAAGAGCGGATAATGAGCGCCAACGAGGTGCTTGCCAGAACAACGGACATTGCAAAGGGTGACATCGCCAGCCTGATGGACATTACCCCAAACGGATTCACCTTTCGCTTGATTGACACGAACGAAAACGGTGAGAGGGTAATCAATCCAAATACAAAGCTAATCAAGAAGATCAGACAGAAGGTAACAACCATACTTGCAAAGAAAGAGGACGGAGAAGATCGGGAGATCATTGAAACCGAACTTGAATTGCATGATGCGCAGGCCGCGCTTGTTACTCTTGGCAAGCACCACAAGTTATTTGCCGATCGTACAGAAGTAACCGGCAAAGACGGCGGAGAGATGTTGGTGAGGGTTATCCATGAATACAAGGGTATTTGAGATAACCATTCCCCAATTATATCCAGAACAAGCAACGGTTCGCTCCGAGGCGAAGCGATTCAACGTTCCTAACTGCGGGCGCAGGTGGGGCAAGTCATCCTTTGGTACAACGCTGGTAAGTGAAACGGCAGTTGAGGACAGAAAGCCAGTTGCCTGGTTTGCGCCAGAGTACAAGACGTTATCGCCTATGTGGGACTGGTTTGTTGACAGACTACAACCCATCACCAGCGGCAAGGACGAACAAGAGAGACAGATCAAGTTGATTACAGGTGGCATTCTGGATATGTGGACGCTGGAAAATGCGGATGCAGCACGCGGACACAAGTACGCCCGTGTCATTCTGGATGAGGCGGCGCAAGACCCTAAATTGTTGGAGCATTGGGAAAAGATTATTCGCCCGATGCTTATCGACTTCAAGGGTGATGCCTGGTTCTTCTCCACGCCGAACGGCAAGAATGGATTTTATAAGCTCCACTTACTTGGGCGTGATCCGAACAATCCAGAGTGGAAGTCATGGACGCGCACCAGCTATGATAACCCATCACTTGACCGCGCCGAATTAGACAGCTTGCGCACAACCATGTCTGATGAAGCCTACCGCCAGGAAATTCTAGCCGAGTTTCTTGAGGGCGAGGGTTCTGTATTCCGTAACATCACAGCCTGCATGGTTGCGCCGGTTACTACGCCAGCAAAGCACGCGGGGCATGTGTTGGTTGCGGGCGTGGATTGGGGCAGCCAGCGCGACTATACCGCAATCAGCGTGGGGTGTGCCACGTGCAGACAAGAGGTTGCTAGAGATAGGTTCAACCAGATTGACTTTCACTTTCAGCGGGCAAGACTACGCGCCTTGATTGACTTATGGAAAGTGCAAACCGAGCTTGTTGAACTGAACTCAATCGGACTACCCAACTTCCAAGAGCTTGCACGTGAAGGCGTGAAGGGGCTGATTGGTTTCGACACCACGGCCAGCAGCAAACCCCCGCTCATTCAAGAGCTTGCGCTCGAACTGGAAAAGGGAACGACACAATTTCAGAATGATGACTATTGGACAAGTGAACTGGAAGCATACGAAGTGACGACAAGCAAGACCGGACACAAACAATACGGCGCGCCAGAGGGTGAGGAATTTCACGATGATACCGTGATTGCCAGGGCGCTGATGGTAAGGGCAATGAACCAGGCACCGCGCACACAGACCGTTCGCAAGTCAGACCCGTGGAGAAAGAATTAATATGGCAGATGCAGCGTTAGGCATAGACGAGATCAAATCAAGAGCCGACAAACTCAAAGCAATGTACGGCGAGCGTGATGAAATCTACAAGGAAATCACGGAGATGTACGCGCTTGAAGATACCAGCCTGCCAACGGACGAGGACATTGTAAAGGTAATCAGTCCTGACGCCCGCAATAAAGTGTTGGGCATGGTGCGCCTGCTTACTGCCACGAACCCACGGTGGAGTATCCCCTCCGATGTGAATGACCGGGACAACATGGAGAGTGCATCAGCAGTAGAGCGCGCTGCTTCTGCCATGTGGACACAGGCCGGACGGGTAAGGGGCAGACAGATTGAGAAAGACGTGGTGCTGGCGGCTGGATTGTACAGCATGTTCTCGATTGCCGTAAAGATGGCGGCTGACATTGTAACAACGGCAGAGGACGCAACGCAGAAGGCAAGGGCAGAACGAGCGTACAGGCGCACGCCCCTATTGTTCACGGTGATGAACCCGATGAGTTGCTACCCGTTGTTCGATGACTTTGGGTTGAACGCACATTACTTCAAGCGCAACCTCACCGTATCCGATGTTATCTCAAAGCACGGGCTGGTAGCTGCCAACTTACTGGTGGGTGAAGATCGCACCAAGTTGATTGAGTACAACGAATATTGGGATTGGCAGATGCACGCCGTATGGATCAAGGCGGGTGACATTCTATGCGCTCCCCACGGTATGCCAGTCTTACCCATTGCGTGCAAGGTGGTAGAGGGCAGCGACATCTTTGAGAGCAAGTACCAGATACAGCCATTCCTTTACGGGTTAGACAAATCCGGCGTATGGAAAGCACAGAACCGCGCATTGACCGCCATGTTCACCAACACGTTTAACGTGGCGACTTCACCCATGAGCATCTACCATGCCAACACTGAGGGCAAGCAAGCACCATCCCCTGATTACTCATTACGTGGTGGAAGCGTGACAGTTGGCCCGAATGAGGACTTGCGACCGTTTGAACGGCAGGCCATTGACCCGGCGCTGAGAGAATCAAACGACCTGGCGCGCAACATGATTGAAGAAAGCACGATCTATTCACAAACCCTGGGGCAGCCTTTAGGGGGTAATGCCCCATATTCGATGGTGGCTTTGTTATCGCAGGCCGGACGCCTGCCGCTGGTTCCATACCAGGAAATGTGCAGCGAAGGCATAGGCGAAGCCATGCAAATCGGATTGACCCTGCTCCGTGACATTGGCAAGAAACCGATCAGCCTGCCGAAGTATGGCAAGACGAAGGGCAACAGTGTCCGGCAAGCAGGGACAGAAGAATACGACCCGACACTGTACCAGGACGACATGGAACTACAGGCCACGCTTGACATCAACATGCCGCAGGACGAGCGCGGTAATGCGCAAGTGGCAATGCAGGTGGTACAGGCCGGGCTTATGTCACGCGGCGCGGCAATGGAAAAGTATCTGGACATCGGCCAGCCGGATGATGAAGTCAAGGCAATTTGGGCGGAGAAGTATTCAGATGTTATGGCAGACACCAGGTTGCAGCAGTTGATCCAACAGGCGCAACAGCAACAGCAACCCCCACAGGGTATGCCACAAGGCGCACCACAGGGAATGCCCCCACAAGGAATGCCACAGCCGCAACAGCAACCGCAGATGACACCGGAGATGATGCAGCAGTTGGCACAGCAGCAAGGCGCAACGTCTGGACTTCCAATGACTGAACCGCAACCCGCACAGCAAGAGGGAATGCCGCCTGACCTGGCCGGAATGATGGGGGGTGGAATGTGAGATACCTTGACCTTGACGACATGGAAAGCAACGCCCGCGCACGGGTGACAGAGTTTCAACGCGAATGGGCGACTAATTATTTTGGAGAGTTGTTCGACATGCAGGCCGGGCTTACCTGGAAGGCAGTACCGCCAGAGATGAAGGCACAGATGCAAGCCAACGATCCCGTCAAGTTTCGCAAGGTTGACCGCAATTTTGGGGGTGGAAAATGATCGCATACGAAGGGTACACAAAGAGAACGCCGCCGAAGAAGCAGCAAGACTATGGCAACAACGCCGTTGTCGCTTATTCCCGGTCTGTCAATTACGGCAGGGCGCAGCAAACCTACCAGAACCGCAACGCGACCAATCCCCGCCAGCAACAGATCAACAACGCCTCCGCCCTGGCAGACAAGGCGATTGCACAACAGAAAGAACGTGACCGGCTGAATAAACTGTACGGCCAACGATTGCAGGCGCAGTATCAATCCTACATCAAGCAGTGGCAAGAGAAACAGAACCGTGTTTGGGCAGGACGATTGTACGGACAGCTCAACCAGTTCCAGTCCTACGTACCGCCCGAAGAATATCAGATGCAGTACGACAACGGCGGTTACGGCAACCAATATGGTTGGGATTACGGCGGTGGCGGCGGCGGTGGTGGATACGAATACAAAGCACCAGCGCCCGAATGGTATTTGCAATCTGTTGTCTGGAAGATTTAGCGAGGATGGTTAATCATGGGTGAATACGACGAAAACCGCGATGGCCTTTGCGACTATGACGCGATCCAATTACAGCAACTTGGAACCACGGATGAGATTGCCGATTCAATAAAACGAGTTGATAAAGCGTGGACGGACGTGCATTATTGGGACAAGCCGCCGTTTCCAACACACAGCGAAGAATACACCAGATTGGCTTGTCCGTGTGGAAATAAATCTTTTGAGGTGTTGCACACGGAAGAATACGAAACAACGGCTCACTGTCTGGTGTGTGGCAGATACTTTGTTGTTCATACTGGCTAACAAGGGTTGTGATTTAGCGGTAAGGCAGAGGGGATTCAATGCCGATTAAGTACACTGGCGCAGATGGCAAGGTAGAAGAAGTCAACATCAACACGCCGCGCGGCTTTTATCTGTACAACAAACAGCGCGGGAATGTGCCAACCGGAACCAATAAGACCTATTGGGATAACCCGGCGCGCATTGCTCGTTATTACTGGTACAAGAAATCCTTGCCGTCGGAAGATCAGACGCCGGACTGGATGCCTGCCAACTTAGATCAAACTTATAAGTATCTGGTTGAGAAAAATAATGGTAAGCCCTGGTACATGTGGGACGAACTCGATGAAGCTGATCCCATCGTGCCAGAGGTTCGGAGTTGGCAGGCTCCACCCGACGTTGCGCAAATGCAAGCCAACGCCTTCCATTCAGAAGGCCGCCTTGACTGGCAGTACCCCAAACCCATTGACGTACCAAATTCGGTACAGTCCGTAAAGTACGACGCCAACGGCAAGCCGATTGAGATAGACGCAAACGGGAAACCGATAGAGCAGTACACGCCGGAAGCACTGCCAGATGTAAATGTATTCGGATTCGATAAAACTCTTTGGGCATCACTTCCTCTATACAAGAAACTCGCAAACATGGCACTTGCCACTGGCCCCGGTCAGGTATTGTTGGGCGGTATTCAAGGGGCAGGCCCGCTACTGGCAACGAAGAACCCAATAGCCATTGCGGGTGGCTTTGCGTTTGGAACAGCAGCGGCCGGACTAAATCTTGTTGAGCAAAAACGAATGCAGGAAATGGGGGAGAACTACACGCCCGGACTTGCTGGCAAGGCGATGGAATGGCTAGACAAACCCTACCGACAGGTAACGAATAATCTTCCCGCATTCTTAGAGCAGATTGAAATGAGCATCGAGGCTCCGCAGAAATACGGAGACCTGTTTGATCTATTCAGTAATCTGAAAACGAATTGGGAAGCTGGACAGGGGTACGTTTCGTCCTTTGGCGTGAAGTATACGACCGGACTAAACGAAACGCTGGCTATTTCAAAGGCGCTGGACGCCGCCGGTATTGGCCCCGTTCAACTTGCGAAAATGAGCAAGGAAGAAAGAGATGCGTTTATTGCGAAGGCCACCGCCGGAGTAGAAAACTATCTGACTTATGACCCGATGGATCAGCCCGGTCAGATTCGCATTGACCTTCCGGTTGGAATGACGCCAACCCAATACAGCATTATGCAAGGGCGTGAGATGTTGAAGGCTGGCATGTCCCCGATGGAAGTTCAGGGGCAGCTAATGCAACTGTATGGACTTGGCGGACAGGCGGCAGACTTTATTGGTGGCTTTGCCCTTGACCCATTGAATAAAGCGGGCGCGATAGCCAACGCCGGAATTGGCAAAGCGGCAAAGGCGGCAGGAAACGTAACGCTTGAAACTGCCGCCAAGATGAGCATTGGGCCAGTAGACACCCTGCGCAATTACGGCGTATTGCTGCGGACTAAGGGCTTATCCGAAACCCCAACCGCCGTTGAGATCGGGAAGTTGGACGGTTTCACCCGCTGGCTGGCGGGCGTTGACAAAGAGGGCAAGCCAAGCGTTACCAATTTGGGAACTGGCAAGAAGCTCGACCCGCGCACTTGGTTCAACCTTACCCCGCAGGCACGCGCCAGCGAGATATTAGCCAACGCAGCAACCAGTTTACAGGACGCTTTACTTGAAGGCTCAACCCCAAGCGAGATGGTGGGGATTGTTGCGGCTATTGGCAAGGTTGACCCAGAAGCGGCAAGCAGGATTACATCTAGATTACCGTGGCTCGAATCACCAGAGGGCGCATCCCTGCCGATGGCCTTGCGCGACTTCGTTAGCCTGGACGACCTGAACCCCGTTCAGACAAAGCCGATGAACTCAACGGGTGGAAACCTGCTGGACATCTACAACAAATACGAATGGCAGCGCAGTCTTATCAATCGGATTGCCGCAGACCTTGACATTGACCCGCGTACCATGATGCGCAATATTGCCGCTGGTGAGGGTGATGCAATTCTAAAGCAAGAGGCTGGCATTTTATCACAGCTTGTAAGCAAGGGCGACGAGGGCGCGCGCAAGTGGCTGGAAGCAATCAACGAACCAGACAAACCCCTGACCGGCAAGAAGTTGGGCGAGATTGTAGACAACTTCAAGACCAACCCGTTCGGGCCAGAGGAGTTCAGGGGACGGTTATACGGCGCGTTGATCGACCACATGGACAAGTGGGCAGCTAAGTATTTTGGGATCAAGCCAGACCCGTGGTGGGCAAGGTTATCACAGGCGGTAAAGGCAACACAGTCTGTGTTCTTGCTTGGCCTGAACCCCGGATACTTGATGAATAACTTTATCAATGACGCCGTTACGCTTGCCTGGGGCGGTGTGTTCGGGGTAAGGACAGAGGCGCAGGTCACGAAGTTTTGGGACAACCTGGGCGTTACCCCTGCCCGTTTATATTCTGGCGTGGGCATATCCGCACTTGGCAAAGACATCACGCTTGGCGAGGCTGTGCGCGCCGCTGGTACAGACAAGGGCATGTTACAGAAGTGGGCTAACAACATGCAGTCCGGCGTTGTCAAGAAGGCGCAAGTGTTTTCAAGAATGTCCGGGTATGTTGAAGGACAGGCATCCGCCCAGGCATTCACGGCAGGCACGCAGCAGGCGTTGAACCGGCTGATGGTGGCGGGCGTGGGTTACGACAAACTTCCTGACATGCTGGCAAAGCAATTAGACGCCGTTGCACCAGGGTTATCAATGGTTGTAGAGAGCGCCATCGACGCAAGCGGTGGCAAT